ATGTTTAGTCAACGTAATTGCGTTGGCTCGATTGTTGACGCAGTTTTTTGCGAATCTATTCATTTATATCAATTGGACGATAAAGGATACTGGAAAATGGTGAAAAATGAACGTCGCCAGCTTTTTGATGGTGAATGTGCTTACTGTTCAAAACAGTTAAATAAACCCACTCTAGATCATTTTATTCCCTGGTCAAAAGGAGGCAGGCATCATCCCCACAATTTAATTCCTTCTTGTCGAGAATGTAATCGCAAGAAAGGCGACCAAAGTCCTGAGTATTGGTATAAAAAGCAAAAATTCTATAGTAGTAATAGATGGAGTGATATATTGCTCTGTGTAGGAGAATTAGAAGTAGAAAGTTTATAAATAAATCGCCTCGAACCTTGGCTTTTTGCAAAGTGTGTAATATAGTTATTAATAAGTAAAAGTAAGCATACAGCTAGGTTCACTAGCCAAGGTGTTTAGGGTAGCTTTGACCCTGCCAGGATGATACGACTAAATGGCTTTAAACAAGTCATATCGTAGCATTTACGAATCTCCGCATTTTTAGCTGGGGAAAGGTCAATTTGATTTGTCTTTTTGGAAAGAGGTCATGTACGGATGCCAACAAGCTTTGATTAAAGCAGATTCAGAGACTCTAGCAGTCCTAGAATACCTTTGTTCTGAAGCTAATAAGTTAACCAATTGTGGGATTTATTATGCTCGACAAATGCTCTTGAAAGCGGGTCATTACGTTAGTAAAGCAGAGCTAGATAAAAAGCTAAAAACTAACATACACTTCAAAGCGATGAGGTCTTGTTGTTCTCAACAAGTATTACACGGCGTGTATGAGTCCTTCAAGTCGTACAGAAAATTAAAGAAGAAATGGGATAAAGGGAAGTTGCCTAACAAACCCCAGCTTCCTAAGTACCGTAAGAAAGGTGGCATGACCGTAGTGACTTATCCTGCTTCTCGTGTTAAGCAAATTAGCAACAGGAGAATTAGATTTTCTCTAGGTAAGCAGGTCAAAGCTTGGTTCGGTATTAGCTATTTTGAACTAAAAACCCCTAGTAATCTTGATTTCTCCAACGTAAGGGAGGTCAGAATATTACCACGCAATGGCTGTTTTTATGTTGAGTACGTGTATAAATGCTCGGACAGAAAGGCAAAGGTAGATACCAATAATGCTTTGGGAATAGACTCTGGACTGAATAATTGGTTGACGTGCGTTAGTACAACCGGTAAGTCTTTCATTATCGATGGGCGTAAAGTCAAGTCTCAGAACCAGTGGTACAATAAGTGTGTTGCTAAGTTAAAAAAAGGAAAGCCTCATGCTTATTGGGATTGGAAATTAGCTAACTTGACTGAGAAACGAAACCGTCAAATGCGGGATGCAGTCAACAAATCAGCAAGATTTGTTATTAATTGGTGCCTAGCTAATAATGTTGGGACTATTGTGTTTGGGTGGAACAAGCGCAATAAGGATGGCGTCAGATTAGGAAAGAAGAACAACCAAGAGTTTGTGCAAATCCCTACAGCAAAGCTCAAGAATCGAATTGCACAACTGTGCGAGCAGTATGGACTACGGTTCATTGAGACAGAGGAATCTTATACTTCTAAAGCTAGTTTTCTAGACGATGACTTTCTACCTAACTACGGTGCAAAACCCGAACAGTGGAAGCCGTCAGGAAAGCGAACCAAGCGAGGAGAGTATAAGACGAATAAGAAGGGGAGTATGAACGCCGACTGTAATGGAGCGTCAAACATCCTCAAAAAAGTAAGCACACAGCTAGGTTTAGACCTAGCCAAGGTGTCTAGGGTAGCTTTGACCCTGCCTCAGCGATATGAACTGGATAGTTTATCTAAGTCATATCGCAACAGATGCGAAAATGCGTGCCTTCAGAGCGCATCGTAGCATCTATAATCCCCGTAATTTGAATTGGGGAGAGGTCAAAAGGTGCGCGGACTGGGAGCATTCAAAGTCAAGGATGTTGTAGATAAAGGGATACCTCGTCACTATCTAAAGCGCCTCGAAAATGAAGGACAGCTTTTCGCTCTGCCAGAGGGGTTTACACCCCTGTTAATGCCGAATTAACGGAGAATCATAGCCTTGTTGAGGCGATCCAGCGAAAACCGGGTGGGGTAATTTGTCTACTTTCAGCACTTAGCTTCTACGAATTAACTACCCAAGCCCCTTTTGAGGTTTGGATGGCAATCGGACAGAATACCCACGCTCCCAAGGACAACCTTCTTCCTCTGCGAGTTGTCTATATGTCTGATCGCTCTCTGGGGGCTGGGATTGATGAGCATCAGCTAGAGGGTGTAACGGTAAGTGTGTATTCTCTTGCTAAAACCATTGCGGATTGCTTTAAGTATCGCCATAAAGTTGGGCTAGACGTTGCCCTCGAAGCACTGTAAGAGTGCTGGAGAGAAAGGTGCTGTGGTCTTGATGAAATCTGGCGTTACGCTGGGATCTGTCGGGTAAGAAATGTTATACGTCCTTATTTAGAGTGCGCTTTACCCTTACAAGCTCAGCGCTATTTCAATGGCTAGAACCTTTATTTGGAGAGGATTTGACCCTTACAAGCTACCAATCTAATCCAGGTGGTTTGGAATTCATTAGTAGTTTACTTGATTTCTTGCTGTAAGCCCCATGCCATAATCTTTGATCTGACGTTGGCAGTTCAGACTACCCCACAAAATCAAACCACAAAGCAACTAATCACTTAAGAGAGCACTACTGCCTAAAAGCTACTCGGCAAGGCTTCAACTTCAATTTTACTCCCTCTCAGCTAGTGCATAGCGTCTCATCTATAACGCTCATAAGATCTCCTAGCTCGCGCTTCTGACTCAGTTTGTAACTGACGGGCGCTTTTTCTCAGGGAGTTGGGATCTTTCGCCTTAATGTCAAATCGTTGATTGACTGTTACTGAGCCCTTACCTCGGTTGATGGTGTCCGAACCGTTTCTGTCTAAGTTGGAGCTGTTACTACGTTTGCCGACTGTTCCACCAAGCTCGTAGTTATTAACTCCTCTATCTTTCAGCTCACCCCACTTACCAGAACGTTGTAAGGCTCTAAATAACTCTGCATCGTTGTTTTTGTCGCTCAGAACCTCTTCACCTCTGTGAGCAACTATGGGGACTGCTCCAGTGCCTTCTTTCTTCATCGCCTTGGCTACGGAACTGCCTAGCCCCCAAATGCTTCCGCCCTTATCGTAGTTGGGAATATCATCTTCTTCGACAGTAGCTCCATCTTTAGCAGTAAGTACACCGGTTAAGGCATCTCCGATGAAACCACCGCCTCCACCGAAAGTAGACAGAACATTAGAGAAGATACTCCCTTGATTGGGGTTGCCTTGTTGCTGAGGTGAAAACATACTGAACAGACCGCTAGCCGCGCTCTGAGCTAGGAATTTAGCTGACAAGTCAGCAAACATCTTGAGAATAGACCGGGCAAAGTTATTCAGCGTTTCACTTAAGCTGGCTTCAGCTTTGAAGAAAGCCCTGAGACTACTGTCAATAGCGCTTTTAACACCGTCTCGAATTTCGGTACCGAGTAGATTAGCTTGTTCTCTGATTTTGTTGAGTTTAATCTCATTGATTTTATGCAATTGCTCGCGGATTTCTCGAACGCTTTGACCAGTCTTTTTGGCCATTTCATCCGCTTTCGACAACGCTTCCCTAAAACGCATCTGTTCTTGGATTTTGGCTCCTTCAGCTTCTAATGCAGCTGACTTATAGGGGTTAGTGGACGCATTAGCCTGTGCGGAGAGTAAATCAGCTTGAACGTTTTGGCTGTAATCCCTGTATTTATTTCTGCGCTCCTCTTTGCTTTCTTTTTTCTTCTGCCGAATTTGAGCTTTGGTGTTTTCATACGTAGCTTTTGCTAGCTCTCGTAATCTCTCTTTCGTTTTCTTGGAAACATTACCCATCCCCTCAATTTCATTCATCCTTTGCTTGTAATCAGTTTCAGCTTTCAACAATGAAGCCTCACGACGCAAAGCGCTACCTTGAGGAGTATCCCCTTCTAACTCAGCTAACTCAGCTTTTTTTTCTAGGAGTCCAATTTTAGGTCGGTTTAAAGCCTGAATTTTGTTAGCCTCAATTTCCCTTAGGGCATCTTTAAAGTTTTTACTGATTTCCGTTAGCTTATTCTCGTGAACTTGTAAAGCCTGCTGTAAAAGGTTTTGGGTGTATTGACTATCTTCTGAATGTCCTTGTTCTTTAGCTTGCTTGATAATCTCTTGTTGACGTTTTCTGAAGCGCTTCTCCTCTTCTAGAACATTAGCTTTGTAGTTGAGTTCAGCTTCTTTTTTGGGTGATTCTGTAACATTAGTTCTAGCTTGCAGACCTTTTATTGTCTGCTCGTCTTCAAGATTTTGACGGTTGCGAACTATGGCATTATGCGTTTTTTCAGTAGCACGCTTTTCAACAGCGGGAATTATATCTTGTAATTTGGATATTTGATTATTTATACCAGGAAGTTTCGCTTCTAACTGATTTATATGGCTCTCTGTGTTGTTAATTTGTTCCTGCAGGTTAGCTTTGGCTTCACCGTCTTCCATATTAGAAACTTGATTTCTTAGATCCTTAATACCCTCCTTTCCATCTGAGATTTGCTCTTTAATTTGTTCTCTTTGATCCTGAAGAGCCTCTATTTGATCGCGCATAGGTTTAGTGGCTTCTCGACGAGCTTTATTGATTTGTTGCTCCATGTTGAGGTAGCCTTCTTGGTTATTGATTAGACTCTTAGTTTCCTGACCTAACTTATTAACACGGTCTATCGACTTCTCAACAGCTTCTTGTTGTTTCTGGTTCAGCTTAGCTATATCGTCTTTTATTTTCTGATTTTCCCTCTGGCGATCTTTCTCGTTCTTAGTTTTCTCAGCAGAATTCTTAGCTTTTTGTTGTTCGGTTAATTGCTCTGATTTGTTTTCAGCTTTGCTAAAGTCTACACCGGGATAACTGGGCATTTCAGGTAGGGAAGGTGCTGAAGTACTGAAACCGCCCATGTCTCGAGTAGCTTCTATAGTTTCTGGCTTAGTTAGAGATGTACTTGTAGTTTCATTTTTGCTTTGTGTCTCTTGGTTGAAATTCTCAGAACCTGAACCTGCACTTCCACCACGGAGGTAATCGTTTGCCCTCTGTACAGCTTTTTGTTGTTTATTAAGAGGCCTTTCGACCATAGTAGTAAATCGCTTCGATGCGGATCGTGCTGTACCTGAGTATTGGTTATGTATAGTTCTTAAATTACTTCTTTCTTTATCAATCAGGAATTCAGTAGCATCAGCAGGATTATCCCTCATTCTTTCTTTCTGCGCTCTAGTGGCATTCTTGGCAATACCGCCTACATCATTGGCTTGCCAAGCTCCGAAAGCATGTCCATTATCACCGACATTGTTAGTTGCCATTGCGCTTTCAGCGTAGGCGTTAGAAAGCGCTCCTGCTAAGAAGTCAGGATCAGTAAAGCCATGTTCTTTAAAGACTTCTATTATTTTCAAAGCATTTTGCTTCTGCTGTTCATTGAGGCTCACCTGTAGCATTCCAAGAATCTCTTTGTTGCTAGAACTTAAGTTTTCTGTATTAAAGCTTATGTCATTTGAACTACCAGAGGTTGATCCCGTTGATAATTCCCCAGTGACAGTGTTTAACCTTGATGCTAGGTTATAAACCACATCCACAAGTTCGTTACCCTCTTCAGCAAGCTTATATCCCAGCTCATCCATGGTGTAGCCAGCGTCGTGTACTTGCTTAGACAAGTCCTTAGCGTTCTTGAGAATGTCTTCCCATTGCCTGTTTTGTCGCCTTATGAAGTCAGAGCGTTGTTGTTTCAGATCGTCTAGCTGTTTCAGATGTTGACGCTCCATGCTTTCACGTTGCTCTTGCAAATCTCTGATCTTGCGTGAGCGCTCCACTGTCTGTTGTTCAATACTGAGACGATCCAGTTCTATCTTTTCTTTCTTGTCTTCGTATTTAGCTAGCCTACCTTGAATATCTACGAATAGGTCTGCAAGTTGCTTCGCAAAGCTATCTTTACCTGCTGTGAGGCTTCCATAGAGGTCTATAGCGGTCTCAGTACGCTCAATCTCTCGCTGGGTTTGTTCAAGCTCTGTACTGGTTTTCTTAATTTTCTTTGAGAGCGATTGCATTAGGTCGTTATAGCTCTCTTGAAACCCTCTAATCTCTTTAGAAGTCTTGCGTTTAAAGTCTTCTATTTTGTTCGCAAAGTCTTCCCTAAATTGCTCTCCCTCTCGTTGTAAATCCGTAAAGGAGCGAGCTAGATCACGAGCCTTCAGACTAAGTTTCTCAGTCTTTTTCTGTCTTTGTTCAATTTTATCTTTAGTCTTTTGTTGATTCTGGATAATTTGACTTTCTAGATCACGAGACTTATTTCTTAATTTTAGGTGCTCTTTAGCTGTTTCCAGGATACTACGAAGACGAGGAGGTAATTTCTGTTGATTTTCTTCGTACTTTTTAAGTATTTGGTCAATTTCTCCTGGAGATAGATCACGTACTAACTCTAATATATTCGACCCGCGACCAGATAATTCTTCTAGGCTACTAAGATTATTAAATTCGCGTTCGGTTGTTTCTTGTAAGCTAGAACGTGTATTACTAAACTGAGTATCTACTTCATCTTGTCTAGTACGTAATTCCTCCCTTTGGCTTCGCAATTTACCCATTGAATACTCATGATCAGTTATTTCTCCAGACAGTTTTTGTCTGGCTAACTCGTTTTGAGTCTCTTTTAATTGAGAGGAAGCCTTAAATTTGACAGTAGTTAACGAAGTTGCTATATTATCAAGGAGAGATTGTTGTTCCTTATAAGCTTGATTTGTCTCCTTAACAACGTTTTTATAGTTTGTAATGCGCTTCTCAAGCCCAGCGATTAGTTGGTCATATTCTAACAATCTTGCCTCTTTTTCACCGGGTTTATCGAAAGAATCATCACTTTTAATTTCTTTTCTTTCTTCTTTCAGTCTCTCTAAAGTGGACTGTAGCTGTCCCAAGCCACCAAAAGTTTCTTTTATATAATCAGAGCGCTCTGTTTTTAGCTTAGATATTTCCTTACGTAGTTCAGGTATTTCGCTATCATCAGCACTTAAGATCTTCACCTTCATATCGTTGATTTCTTTTGTGAGTCTCACATATTCCTTGCGAGCTTTTTCAAGAGCTTCAGGATCAGTGAAAGGATCGGATGTTTTTTCTAGAAGGGTTCTTGCTCCTTCTGTAGTGCGCTCTATTGCGTTGCGATTGCGCATTTTACCTAATGGTTCAGTAATAGAAGATAAAGGATTAGGAACGTCACTACGTTCTCCAGTCATCCATTCTCTTAGTTTAATAGCGTAACCCGGTAAAGTCCAATCTTTCGAAAAGTTACCCGTTTTTCTAAGTATTCCCGGTTCTTGTTTGTTATTGTTATTCTGTTCTTCTTGTTGCTTAGCTTGCTCCTTACGAAGTTCTCTAAGCGCTTCCACGTTTCGTTCAATGAGTTTAGCAGTATTACGATACGACTCATTACCCGATTCCATAATCTCGAATAATCCCTGGAACGCAGCGCCAATTGCAACAACAGGAGCAATAGTTTTGGTGAGGCTCATTAGTCCTAAACCTAGTTTTCTGGTTGCCGCTAGCAAACCATGTTGACGTTTCGTGTTAATTAAGGTTTGGACTCCAAGGGATTTTAAGGCAACACGGTAAGCTTTGACTGTCGCTAGACTACGGTGAAGTGCAGGTAAGAACTTCTTGCCGATAACCGTTGCTACAGCAAGCATAGCTAGTTGCAGAGTTTTACCGTTATCTGCTACAGCACCTAATGCCTTATTGAACTGTTTCAGTATGGGCATACCCACACCCATAAAGGTTTCGCCCATGGCAATCTTGAGCTTTTCTAGGTTGTTTCGTAAGCGGTTTATATCAGCTTGGCCTGACTCTATTGTCTTGGATAAAATTGCAGTTGACTCTAAGCTAGCTTGAGAAAGAAACTTGTCAACAAACTCTTGAGATTTGATTTGACGACTCTCTAGCTTTTTAGCCAGACCACCTTCTGACAAACCAAACGCTCTAGCCGCTATAGAGTAAGCTCCAGGAACAGCTTCCGACAGTTGCCTTCTTAGTTCTTCGGACTGAACAGCACCCTTTGAGAAGATTTGCTCTAAGGCAGCAACAGCACGTTGTTGTTGTTGTTGAGTAGCTTGTCTCGCTGCAAACACTTCCTGTAGTTGTTGAACATATTCATCGACATTCCCTCCAGCAGTTGTACCTGCTGTTACGATGGATAACTTTTTGAAAGCGTTTTTAGCCTCAAGGAAGGATGTTCCTAGCTTATCTGAGGTTTCCCTGAGGTTTTCAAGTTTTTGTTGGGGTTCATCGATGTTACCAAAACTAAGAGCAAGCTTAAAACGTTCTATTTCCAGTGCTGCTTGTACTGATTGTTGACCAATTCTGGCTAAGACATCCCCAAGTGATGCTGCTCCAATCAAACCAAGAGCACTAGTGGCTACGTCATCAAGAACCCCTGGAAGCTGACTCATTACATTGTCAAAAATATTGCCTTGTTCAGCTCCATTCTCAAAAAGGTCTATTTGTCTACTTAAGGCCTCATTAGTCTCATCGAAATTCCTCTTGGAATTTTCATCCACTTTATCCATGGATTTGTCAGCTTCAGAAGCAGATTTCTCCACTTTTTGGAGAAGTTCATTGAGTTCCTTAATTTCTTCATCAGAAAATGCTTCACCTTCACCCAGAGATTCCGTTTCTAATACGCGGTCTAAACGATTCTTAAACTTGCGTAGTTTTTCTGTAGCGCTATCAATACCCAAACGAGCATCTATTTGTTCATCGTCCGACACATCGGCACTTAAAGCCTGATTTACTCTATCGCGAAGATTTGTTAGTTTCGGTGCGGCATATTTAGCTGTAGCCGCTCCCACCATGGGAACACCAGAACCTTGTGAGACAACTTCAGCACCTAATTCACTACCTTTGGCTGCCGCATTACCTATACCAAATCCCATATAGTCACCAGCAAGCCCTCTGCCCAACTCGTCTTGGGACGAGCTAAACTTCTGTCCTGTTTTCTCAATAATCAGGCGAAGCTTTTCAAGGGAGTTGGCCGTCTTATAAAGTTCATCCTCTAATAATTCTCCTCGTGCTTCGATTGCCTTGTCTATTCCTTGAAGAGCGGTTCGAGTAGCACTTCCAGCCGTTAATTCAGCTCCCATTCCTGCAACTATACCATGTTGACCGCCAGCAAACATGCCAGCGGCTCCAGCAGTATTGACAACTGCGTCCTTAGTCGCTTCTCTTCCCTTAGGTGATTTGATTGCCGCCAGTAACTTCTCTTGTTTAGTCTCTAAAGAACGGGTATCGACTTCAAAGTTCCTAGCAAGACGGTTTACAAGTGTATCCAAATGTTTATCTACGTTCTTACGAACGTCATCTATTAAAATAGAAACGTCATCGCCTAATTGAGCGTCTATGTTCTCATCAGAATTGCTAGATGAACTGGATCTCCTTAACTTGTTTATATTCTGATTAACTAACTTTTCTTTTTGCCCGAGTTGACCTTTGACGCCTTGTAATTTTCCACCTAATGAATTTGCAAAGTTCGTATCGAAACCAGATGACTTTAATTGAGCTACTATTTTGTCTATGTGGTTAATGGCATGATTTTTGGTTTCTTTGATAACCTCGCCATAGGCGTTAGCAGTTTGCCTATTTTTCGCTTCTATTTGTTCTTTGAATTTCTGATAAGCCTCTTTGAATTGATCTGATATTTCATTTACTTTCGCTATCGCTTCTTCACTATTAACCGGTGTTCTGTCTAGTTGTAGTTTTAAATCAGAAACCGACTTTTTGGTAGATTCCTGGAAATCAACCTTATTAGATGAAGGAGAAGCGTTCTGCTCTCGTGTTTTATCTCGTGTTTCAGAGGGTACTAATTCTGGTTCAGGCTCTTCTCTAGAAGGTTTTTCTAGGTTAACTTCAGGACGATTTTCTGCTTGATTGGGATCAACCTCTTGATTGGGATCAAACTTAGGAGGGCTTTCTGTTTGGTTATTTGCTTGGTTAGCTGCTTTCTGTGCACGCTCTATTTCCTTATAAAGATTACCACTTATGTTCTTATAAGATTCTACAAAAGTTTCTACGTCTTTTGCTTGTTTAATTAAGGCTTTCTGAAGTTGATCTAGGGCAGCATCACTTGCATCGCCCGTAGCTACCTCTCCGAACTTATCAGATATATTTTGAATGTTTTTTTCGAAATTGTCAATGATTTTCTTATAACGATTTAATTGTTCGCTTAAATCTACCCCTACTTCGGAAGCATTTTCCTCCAAAAAGCTTATATCTTCTTTTATGGAGCCTAATCGCTCTTGCTGAAACAGTTCATTTAGTTCTGTTCCACCATAACCAGCTACCTCGTATATGTCAGAGGTTTTTTGTTTACGTTTTTGTTTTTCCTGATATTCCTGTAGGTTACGTCGCGCATTTCCTTCAGCTTCAGTCTCAACCAACCTTCTGTTAGGAGAATACTTAGATACAAAAGATGCTAATTCGTTCTGTTCTTGAGCAGAAAACTGCGTAGGTTTTCTTGATAGTTCACCTCGCACTTGATTTTGAATACCTTCAAGAGAAGAACCAAAGTTATAATCAGAAGCATGTTGGATCTCATGAAATAATGTTTTCATTTGTTCAAGACTGGCATTTCCTGACTCTATAGCATCAAATAGTTCCCTAGTAACTCGAAGCGTATTAGAACTAGCATTATAGCCAGCTTTAGCTCCCATATCTTTTAGTTGAGAGTCGGCAACAGTTAACTTTGGTATATCCTCTTCAGAAGGGAGTTTACCGTTCACTTGGAGTATAGCTTCTCTGTACTTTTCAAATAGCTCTTCTGGCTGAAGTAGTTTCATTGTTTCTTCTGCTTTATCTGCCCATTTTTTTGCCTCCTCAAGTTCACTTTCTTTCTTGCCTTGAACTTCAATTAATTTCTGTTCAGCGGCGGTTAATTCTTCTAGACCTTTTGTTATTTCATTAATATATTTATTTCTTTCTGCTGTTTCAGGTTGACTTTCTAACCTACTTTTAATATTTTGACCTTGTTCTTGTTTCTCGCGGTTGTTTTCTATAGCGTTCTGCTTGTTATCTATACTTTCTTGTAGTTCTAGCTTACGTCTAATCGCATCTCTACGTTCTGTTCTAGTTCCTTCTCTAGCTAGATCTTTCTTCTCTTTTTCTGTCTTTTCTCTTCTAGCTTTAGCTGACTTTGACTCTCTAGCGATTGATTCAGTGCCTAAGCTTTCTTGTAACTGTCTCTGAAGTTGTTTATTTTTCTTTTCTAATTGGGTTTGGATCTGAGTAGGTATTTTTGATGAGTTTTTTTCAACTCCTTTGATAAAAGCTTGAGTTAATCTTTCTCCTATTAATTCTAAACTGCCAAACTTATCACCAGAAGATTCTGATAAAGCCTTGACAAACCCGGTTGTTAATTGATCAGCAATGGGAGAAACCGCAGAGGTACTAATCCCTTGACCAACACCAGAAACAATAGATCCCAACAAACCAGACATAAAGCCGGGTTGAGCATCCTCAAATCCACTTACTATTTCATCAGCAAAATCGGAGAGCGCATTTTTTATTTCGCTGGTTTGTTTCTTAGTTTTATTAGCTTGAGATTGCTTGCTCTGAGATTGTCTGGTTTCTCTTTTTGTTCTATCGTTTTGAGAATACTTACGAGTTACTTTCTCTTCAATATTGACTTTATAGGTTTTACCACTTAGTTTGTTAACCCGCTTTAATTGATTCTCTAGTCTGTCCAGTTCCCTTGTATTGGTCTTGACAGTTAAAGGACTATTATTAAACTTGTTTTGAACCTTGTTGAAATGTTTTTCTTTCTTATCTAAATGCTTATTGAGCGCCGTTAAAGCCGAATCATTAACTTTAGGAGTGAGATTGAGACCAGAATCCCCAATATCAGTCTTTAAGTTCTTTTTTAAATCACTACGGGCCTTATTGACAGACTCCTTGATTTGCTCGTTGAATTTCGAATCATCCAGCTCTAAACCGATAACTAGGTCTTCTAGTCTCATCTAATCTCCTCTTGCTATTAACTCAATTTCGGACATCCAGTCATCAAGTACAATCCCCACTTCGTCAGGTAGACGAGGGAGTGACTGTAGTACTTCACGAGCTGTTTTTTGACTGATGTAAAGATTTTTTCCTTGCTCTTCTTGTTTCCACCTTGCAGGATGAGGAAGAAAGCCCGTGATTTCTTTAATAGGTTCATCATTCTTACTCTTATTCGCATTTACATAAAGTTGCATGTAACGAGCGGTTCCTAGTTGGTCTAGGTTCCGCTCTTGTTGTTTTGCTTTAATTGCCTGTCTAATTAAGAACTGGGGTTGAATCCCAAAAAGGTAATAACTAAAGCGATCATCTATTCCTTGGGCTTCCCAGAAGATTTGTTTCCAGTCTCTGGTTCGATTGCCTTTTTGTTTTCGGAGTCTAACTGCTTTTTTCCCAAATCTTCAGATTCAGAATCTTCTTCTTGCTCTTCTTCTGACTCGGGACCAACACCACCATTAGCCTCGCGAGTAATAAAAGCGTTTAACTCGTTAATCTGTGAAGGTCGAAGCGCAGCAGACTGCCCCATAGTCCACTCACTGGAATACCTAGAGAGCAAAAAGAAGGAAACTCGTAGCCATTGTGTGGCTCTATCACCATCCAGAAGTTTCGCGAGTTCTGCCAGGTTGCTGAACCGATTGGCGTTTTCAATGGAAAAATCAATATACCTATCGTCCTGGGCGATTTCTTCAGAGGGGTTTGTAATCGCCTCTAATGCCTCTGCATTAGTCTTCATGCTCATCTTTTCCTTCAAGTCACGGGCTAGCAAATTAAGCTCGCTCTGAAGTTCAAGACGACGATTCGAGGTTCCAGATTCCAGAAGTTCAAAGAACCATGCTTCACGACTCAGTAACTCATCTGCACGAGGAATTTTAAATCCAGCCACATTGGTAGTTGGCAATCCAGTAGGGGGAGTGATCTCGAAGTCAATACCAAAGGGAAGCTTATCTTCCAAAGCTTTGCTTTGAATGAAACTTTTAAAACTTGTTCCAGCCATGGAAACTTATACCGAGGTAACGTCAATTCAAATGTGCAAAACAAATTGAATTTGCACTTTTGAAGAGAAGCGTTGTTTAAGCCGATGCAATCTAGACCTGCAACTGTCTATCTAATCCATCAGTCTGGAACTCAATTCATTAAGATTGGTTACTGCCGGGGGAAGGTTCAGACTCGGATGGATTCGCTTCAAACCGGGAACCCCTTCGAGCTGAAACTTCTAAGTTGTTTCGAGAGTAACAATCCTCAACTGGAAGAATCGCATTACCATCATCTTTTCAGAATATTTCACTTTCGTGGAGAGTGGTTTGCAGTACCACCCAGTTATATCGAGGACGTGAGCTGGTTTCTCCCCAACTTGAAATCGGCTTGAGGAGTTAGCGCGACTGTTTAGGATTGTTATATAAGTCCCCTATAACAAGATTAAACAAAATTGCTGTAAAGCATATTTGAGATGACGCTCATTTGTACTACTTATTTAAGATATTCCCTCTCTATGTTTTTTTCATAGGGAGGGAAGTCTAACTTTGAATCAATGCCTGTAACTCGTTCAGAATTTATTGAAGAAGCTAGAACATGGATGGGGACTCCTTGGCAACATCATCAGAAATGCAAAGGAGTGGGTGTAGACTGTGTAATGTTCTTGGTCGCATGTGGAGAGGCTTTTGGTATACCATACGGTACCATCGAGAACTATTACAAAATTCCTGTGGGTGACAGCCTTCTTAAAGAACTAGATAAAAATTTCAACAAAATCAGTTTTAATGAGGTAAAACCAGGCGACATTCTGGTGTTCAAAGCAGTAATTAAAGGCAATCCCACCCATGTAGCTTTTTACACCGGCAATAACAGAATGATCCATGCAGATATGCGAAGTAAGAAGGTAACTGAATGCAACCTAGGTTTCTGGAAAAGATTGCATGTTGCTACATTTCGTGCTCCTTCTCTTGTGGACGATTGAATCCCAAAGCATATTTGGAATAGATACGGAATACTGAACACAGAAATGGCATCAGTCGCAATCAGTGCTGGCGTTGGGTTAGCTACTCGCTTTTTGTTGAGCGCTCTTACCCCTGAAAAAGAGCGCCCAGAAGTAAATACTGACGCACCCAAATCTAGCTATGGTAATCCCATCTCTAAACCCTATGGTAAAACTCGCTTCAAAGGCGCGACTCTTATTTGGAGTCCCGAGCTTTCAGTAGAAGAAGAAAGTAGCGGTGGTGGTAAAGGAGGCGGTGGAGGAGGTAGTGAAGAGCGTATTGTACGCGGGACTTGGGCGAGTTTGGTATGTGAGGGAGAGATTGAATCAATTGAACAAATCTTCTTTAGTGGTGAAGTGGTTTATAACCCTAATAGTGATGATGCGGACACCAGGGAAGAGAGCCAAGATTTTGCCGATAATCACTTAGAGATTTTTTTAGGTACAAATACTCAATCGCCTTCCTCCACAATCCAGAGTGTTGAAGGAGTTGACAGGACTCCTGCTTTCAGAAATTATTCTTACTTGGTATTTAGAGATGTTGAATTAGGCGATTATGGAAATCGCATTCCTCGCATCGACGTAATAGTAAAGGAGCGGACTACCCAACTAGCAGATGTTATTAAGGATGTCTGTCAGAGGGCTAATATACCATTATCTCAAGTTGATACATCTGAAATCAATCAGACAATACAAGGAGCGCAATACGACCAAACCAGTAGCCCGCGAGACTTCTTAGAGGAACTTCAGAAAGCATATTCCCTCCTTTCCGCAGAAATAGATGGTGTAATCAAGTTCTTCCCTCAGAAACGCTCTAACACGCTTAAGACAATACCCCAACCCGAATTAGCCTCTACTGAGGCAGATGGCGAAATAAAGTCAAGATTCACGGAAAAGCGTACTAATGAACTAGAGTTGCCGTCTGAAGTGCAAGTCGAGTATAAAAACGTAGATGATAACCTCCAACCAGGATTTAGTTACACCCCTAAACCGTCGGCTACTCATGTTAATGAGGTCAACTTCAAGAACAATCTCACCTTGAGTGACTCAGAGGCCAAGACAATTGCCTCGAGGATTCTCTCACAAGCGTACCTACATAGACGTGAATTTGAAGATATTGGCTTACTTGTCAAGCATATCGATATTCAGCCAGGAGATGTCATTGAAATACCTGTGAGAGGCATAAATCAACCCATACAGGTTGAAAGCTTAGACATAGGAGCCAACTATTTACTTCAGCTCAAAGGTATAACTTACTCTGGTGCTACACTCGACATTCAAGAGACAGTTGAGACTGAGTACAACCCTAGACTAGAGATTAAGAGTCCTGGTGAAGCAAAAGCGCTCATCCTAGATATTCCCCTAATTCGAGACAATGATGAAGATTTGGGTGTTTATACAGCAGTTGATGCACCCAAGCCTGAGTGGAATCAGGGGAGACTATTCATCTCAGACAATGACGGTGCTAGCTTCACCAAAGCTAATACACTTAGTCAGCAAAGCGTAGTAGGAACTGTAGCAGAGGCTCTACCAGAGCGATCGCCTCATCTCATTGATGAGGTATCCAAACTTACTCTAACAGTTGAATCTGGAAAATCTGCTGAAATATCTTCTGTCCCCGAATCAGACTTCCTTAAAGGACGTTTTTGTGCCTTAGTCGGAAATGAACTTGTTGCCATTCAGAACGCTAATTTGATCGCTGATAACACTTATGAGTTGAGCCGATTTATTCGGGGCTACAGAGGCACTGAGTACGCAATTAGCACACATTCGACGGATGAGCGATTTGTGTTGTTACGTGGAGGCTACTCTGAACGTGTCCCTGGCAGTTTGGAATATATTGATGACAGGCTAACCTTTAAAGCTGTCCATAAAGGTCAAACTGTTACGGGAGTAGGAACCAGCACAAACCAAATTATCGAAGGCAACAGCTCGAAACCCTATTCACCCGCTCATGTTGAAGGTGAACGAGATAATAACGGTAATCTAACCATTTCCTGGATTAGGCGGGTTCGCAAAAAAGGAGCATGGCGCGATCGCGTTGACGTTCCTTCTATAGAAGCTAATGAGCTTTATCAGGTAGATATTCTCGACAATGGGACGGTTGTAAGAACATTAACCACAAGCTCACCTACGGTGCAATACAGCGCTTCTCAGCAAACAGAAGATTTTGGGAGTGTGCAGAATTCAGTAAACTTACAGATATTTCAATTATCTGAAAGCGTAGGAAGAGGTTTTGGGGTTGAAAAAACGCTGTAAGTCGTTTACAACCAAGGACTTTGTTGATAGGAATAGACTACCCATGCTTCTTTCTCAAACCCTTCTGGGAGCGGTTGAGCGTCGGGGTCATCAAGAGCGTTTTGCTCAACTTCCTCTTCGGTCATATTCTTTACTCGCTCCCAATCGGTTAAATCTTCCATTTGCTGTAGCTTTTCCCAAGTCACCTCAGTAATATTTTCTTTTTTCTCGCTCACCATTTTGGTAAGTAACAATCTCAGCCTCTTCAAAGAAATCATTGTCAAGAATTGGGGGAGCGTCGGGGTCATCAGCTACTGCTTGCTCAATCTCCTCATCGGTAAGGTTACGAATTCTTTCCCAATCTGTCTGACCTTTTAACTTGTCGATGTCTTCCCAGTCAACCGTCGTAATATTTTCTTCTTTCACGGCTATTAGCTCTCCTAGCAATGAAATACTCCCTATATTTTACCAGGTAAACCCCTACCAAATGTGCCATGAACCTCTCAGGTCAGGCCAAAAAAGCATATTTGAAACAGTTACCTGAGTTACGTTATGAGCACCCCTCGCGCTAATCTCCCAGAAATCGCCCAAAACCAAGCAAGCAAATATCTTACGCACAATAAATCCCTATGGGAACTTGAAGCACTCACCATAGGTGGCGTAATCGACCGCGATTTGACCTCCCCTCCTAGTTCTCCCAATGAAGGCGATTTGTATATTCCTGCCTCAACAGCGACCGGTGAATGGCAAGGAAAGGAAGACAACCTTGCCTATTACGTCAATGGAGAGTGGATCTTCAGTCAACCTCAAGAAGGCTGGCAACATTACCTCATTGATGAAGCTGAGGTAATCACTTACTCTGGCAATGGGTGGGAAATAAATACAACCACCGCATATAGACTCTATGACGGAACAGATGAAGTAACAGCGTCTCAGGCTAGAACTCACATCGACAGCACTAGCAACCCTCATAGTGTAACCGCTACACAAGTTAATAATACTACTGCCCAGTGGAATGCTGACCAGTTACAGGGGAACGCGATCGCCACAACCTCTCCTACAGATGGGCAAGGGTTGTTTTGGAATGTAGGTGCTGGAGAATATCAACCTCAAACCCCTAGTGACGGTGACATGCTAAAGTCCACTTATGACAGTAATACAAATGGGCAAATAGATGCTACCGCTACAAATACTCCTTACTTAACATTTTCGCTTCAGAGTACTGATTATACGCTACAGTCAAGTGACCACGGAAAGTGGTTAGAGTTTGACAGTTCTGTAACGGTTACTCTCCCAGATGGGTTGACCAATGGTTTCCAATGCTTTATTCAATTAATTTCAGCGGATACGGTTACGCTATCAGCGACAACTACTCTGAATGCGAAAGGAACACAAATTACAACTCAATGGGGTGTTGCTCGTGTTACCCATAGAGGCTCAAACGAGTGGAGAGCTGAAGGAGATCTCAGTTAAAGCAAAGCATAATTAGTATGGGGCCGTCCCGGATTCGACAGGTTGGTGAAAGCCGACCCGTGATGCAGGTCGAGAGTGAGTCTACTCTCGTAAATTCAGGCTCAACTTCAAAAGTAACTGCGAACAACATCGTTCCATTTGCTCGTAAAGCAGCACCTGTTGCTGCCTAAAAGCCTCTAGTTAGGCACGAGCGTTCATAGTCTGACTCCGTTAAGGGCTATGGACAAAACCCCAACGGATGCGCACTTTAATTGCCTCTGGTCGATTGAGTGCAAAGACTTCACCAGAGATCCCCACCATCCGGGATAAAGGATGATTCCTGCCCAGAGGATTAGATGGGCTAAACCTGTGAAAGAACGGTAGGGAAATATCCAGCCTGGACAGCAGTTCAACTCTGCTCGGCTCCACTCTGGGTCAGTTTGCATTCTCGCCAGCTAGATACTGGTCTTCACCAGGCATGAAGTTGGAATGGGGTGGTATTCCCCCAAAATTCTCAATGTTGTTGTAGTAGCTACAGCTATTAGCTCCGTCAAAAGTCTTTTTGCATCCGGCTACAGCCGTTACATTGTCTCCTACTTCTGGAAGAAAGGGAAGAGGCTCGTATAGGGTAACTACATCATTAGAGAAACTCTTCACATCAGCGACATTACCCTGATTAGTTCCACTAGTGAAAGTTACAGTACCAGCTTCTAGCCTGCCATCACTTAAACTGCCACTGAGAGCGAACTGACTGGCGCTTGAGACGGAGCTGACATTAACGCTATAGGTTAGTCCACTTAAGTCTTTTTTGCACCTGCTATCGCCAAATTTATAGGGACAGAGAGGAGATGTTTTCTTATTCAGTTGGCGGTTCAAGATAGAGGAGCGACTGACCACTTCAAACTGATATGTGGTCTCTGTTGCCGTTGTCTCTCCTACTTGTCCTACTAGCAGTATTTGCCCTCCTTCGATGGTTGCAGGGAGGTTGAGGAAATCAACAGCAACAATCGTTATTTTCGCGTTGTCGTATTTCCCTGCTGAGATGTCTGTCCCTGAGATGGCACTGTCATCGAGAAGACTTTTAATCTCTAAGTTGTCAGTAGACAGATTTGTCTTTTGGGCTACGGCTGTAGGGTCTGTTGCGGTATTCGCTTTATAAGTGATGCCATCTATCACCAAGTCACAATCATGGTCAGTGAATCCCATAGCAGAGCCGTTATCAGGCTCAATGAGAACGCAGTGACAAATAGTGAGTAAGTCTTTATTAAACATTAGTAGTTTTCATGATAAATCCACAAATAGGTTCCAGTCACACTTTTCCCTGCATCATTACTGGAAAATTCCAAAAGCCCACTTTGATTAAAGCGAACCTGATTGGCTCCGGGAGCACCGGCTGAACTGGAAAGCAATTCGGCTTCACCGGCATAACCTTCAATGCTGATGGAATGGGAATATTTAGGTCTATCATCATCCAACCCTATCCAATTGGAATCAGATGCACTCCCATTGGGAGATTCGGCGACATAAAGCTCATGAGGAGAGGAGCTAGGAATAGTGTCATTGAGATCCGAATTAGAAGTGGGCTTAACATAGATGTTCCAAGCAACATCGAAAGAGGTAACATTATCTTTAACCATGCCTTCATAGATCGTAGTAGTGTAGTAGTCACCTTCTGCAAAGTCTTTCGGGTTACTGGAATCTAACTCTTCCCATTTGATATCGATTCCCTCGACTAAGGGTTGCACATCCGTGTGGGTTGGTTTTCCCCCATAAGTTGATGGTTCTATCCAGGTTTTATTGGTCGAATCCCATTGCCAATCTTCTTTAATCCAGTTGGAACCGTCCCAACCATAAGTATCCCAAATCAATGGATTTAAATGTTCTCCATTCCATTGATTAGATATGTGGTTATAAAGTGTAAAATAAGTATCATTATCATCTTTTTCAAGTAGATTTCCTTGACCTAAATTTATGTACTCCTCATTATTAGAGGAATTGTTATTAGTAATTTGTATCTCGTTGATGTTACCAGAACTTTCAATTTCTAATATGTATGCATTGTTATCTGTTCGAATTACAAAACGGTCTCCCATAAAAGGAGTGGGAGTAACATTAAACACCTTGTCACTAAGATCTATATGTCCATTCCCAAATTCAAAAGTCTCGAGATCATCGCTGTTAATATCATTAGCAACCCAGATTTTTCCAGAATATGCAGGAACAGAATTTATTTGAGTTAATGTTATACTTTCATCAACGTAATTAACAGTCACTTTCTGACCACCTGTTAAGGTTTCGCTCCAAAAGTAAAAGTAGTTTTTATCTAAAACAATTGCCAATCTAAAATCAGAGTGATTATTATTTCCCTTTATACCTTTTACGACTGACCAATCATTAGTTATCTCATTAATTGAAAAGGATCGCCCTACAGAAAAGTCATCTTCGTTGGCTAATCGCCCCTCAAAAACAGCGTATATTTTACTGTTTGCCTCTGTTATCCCATAACACTGATCTGAATTGAGATTACTTGTGGTATCGTTTGTTAAGTCAATCTGATGGAGACCAGTATCTCGACAGGCTACATATAGACTGTTATTAGACTCACGGTAATAACATTGCTGAACATTGCCGAGATTGTAATTACTATAATCACCACTAAAAAGATTTAGAATTGTAGCCCCTGAACCATCCCAAAAAGCAAATTTTTGTTCCGAAATTCGTTCATTTTTGAACATGATAGTATTGCTATTTTGAGCATAATGAGCACCTTCAAAAGTATTCTCTGTAGCGTTTAAAAACGGCATAAGCGAGGAATGAGGATTATAATTATTACCACTAAAACTTATGAATTTCCGTTTTGCTATTTTGTATTCAGCAACACCTAAATCGCCGGAACTTGTAATGTCAAGTCGCCATAATTCAGGTATTAAAGCTGATTTACTCCCACTTAAAACAGGTTGCTTACTACCATTTGCTAAATAATTAGAATCATAAAAAGGTTTATCGCTATCTGAATTATGTCCAAACATGTTTCCAATTAGCGGATAACTAGATAAAGTGTTCTCAAATGATATTGCAGTATAAGGACTACCGTTTGTCCAAGTGTTATTACCGTTTTCTAAATCATAAGCGGAACCTAAAGCAATTGTGTTTATGGCTCTTCCGGTGAAACTTCCATTGTTAAAACTTCGTTCTTGACGAATTTTGTAAAGTGAATTTACTTCTTGTTGTATTTCATCTCGAAAACCAAAATCTTCGTAACTCTCTTTTTGTGACAATAAAAAATATTTTTGAGATGGTTTTTGTACAATTGAAAAAGTACACTCTTCGTCAATATAACTATAATACTTAAACCAACTTAACGCTAAATCATAATGTCCTGCCAATAGCGTATTAGCACTGTTATCCCAATTAAAAACGATTCGATAGAAAAAGTCTAAATTTTCATTTTCGGCTTGAGTGACAGTTGAACTCAAGACAAGATGAGTATAAGCTGGCTCAGTAGTTCCACCTGTATCATTGTTAGTGCCAGCAGAAGTAAGACCAATTGAATTAAAAGAGCGAGAACTTCCTGTAAAACCAATACGGTTACGTATTTCGATGTATGGTGGATCTGCACTCTTTAATACAGGGAAAATATTTCTATAACTTGGTGAGCCTCCTGCAATAGCAAGGACATTATTAACCTGATTATCTGTTCGAGCTATTAAACTACTTTCAGAGCTTATGAAAACTTTTTTCTGGTTCCAGTGATCACTTCCAATAAAAAAATTACCATAACTACTGGAAATATTTAAAACCTCCTCATAGAACCTGTTTTGAATTTGATTTGTAGTATTATACTCACGCTTTACACTGTCTGTGTGAGCATCTTTTACCTGAATTAAGCATTCACCTGTGAGTTTCATAACTTGTCCTTAAACACTACTTTGGTTTGCGTAAATTAAATAATCGGCGGTTACTATTGATGTCCCTTTCCAAACTGTAGCAACTGGTGCATGATCTTCACTGTTTTGGAATTCTAAACTAGAAGCATATAAGAAATAATTAGCCTGAGAAGTGATTGTATTCCAACTGTTATGAACTGGTGCATGTGGCTCTTCAAATGTAAACTCTCTTAAGGCAATGTGTTTGAAGTAATCTTTGGTAACTACATTCTGAGCACTCCAATAAGTGCTTACAGGAGAACTTACTTCATCCCCAGCTAATGTTGCTTCTGGTTTCCCTACTGGAGATGACCAAACTGAAGAAAAATTGAAACGGTAAGAACTTTTGACTTGATAAAGTTGATCATCTAGAAGTTCAACCTTTTTAGGTTCCTTATCTACATCAATTGTGCTAACTAATTGAAGCGGATTGACCTTATAAAGCTCATGTTTAACCAAAAACTCACCATAGTAGTCTGGATCGCTTATGGTATAAAAATAAGGACTTGTTAGTTTATATACTTGCGTAGAAGTACTAGGTTCAGATGGGAATGCATTCAGTTCTATCTTGGGTTCTCTTAGTTCGCCACTATAACTGCTATGAATTGGTGCATGTTCATCCTTGACGTTGGTTTCGATTTCAAGTAAATCAAAAATGGCGGGGTTTGCAAGGGACTGAAGTTTTAAGGTTAGTGTGTTCCCTCGACCAGGGTAATACTCTTCTTCAAAGGTAAGAACAGGGTCAATGCGATTAGGGTCGTCCAAGCTTACCAGTGGATTACCGTTGCCGTCATCTCCAGCACCTTCCACAATAGACCATTCAAAATCGCCACGCGCTTCTGCTCCTTCAATCCGATAAGTGCGAGAGACAAAGGGATAATGAATTTTGTCTTCTCCGGTATCTACTTGTGCTCTTATTTCCTTGAATAGTAAATCAGAGTAGTTATAAATTAATTCTTTATCCGCAGTCGCTCCTTCTAGCTGTAGTGAGAGAACGTCGCTATCAAAGCGCATTGATATCTCATCGTCTTTATGAACCCAATTGTAAATAAAAGCGTTGAAACGCCCTCTACAAGAGATAAACAATGCGGTTAGGTAGTCTGCCTCTTTCTCGTATAAAATTGAACCTTGGAATGCCCCATAGAGATAATTTTCATTGTTATACGTGAGTCGGTTCTCATACCCAACTGTTGACTCTTCAATAAGCGTTTTCCAGGTATTGCGGTACTCCAGTTTGGGATGAATATCCAATTGAAACTGAACAAGACCATCCACGAAGTCCTTCTTCTGGTAAATAGGCACTCGCTTGTCTAACAACTCCACAATCGGTAAGCTGTCAAACGTAAAAAAGCTACCGCATTCGTTATCCGCGTCGTATACCTCTTGAACACGTGGTAGCTCTTCAGCATCAAACCGAACTGGCAAATCGTATTCCCCAGCCCAAGTAATCTCTCCAGCAGGGGCAGAATCGAATACAAGCCGTCCTGAGGCTAAATCGACGGAATAGCCAATAACTAGTTTGGTCCCGTCTTCATAGGCAAATACAGTGTCTTCTACAGGCTTAGTGATAGTCTTGTAGGAACAGCGATCGCCAGAACAGTAAGCCTTGACAAGCTGGAACTCTTTATTTGTACCAGGAATGGGGTAGACAATTCCCTGGGTATAGGTTTGATCATTGTCATCTAAGTACCTAGGTTCCGCTGTAGCTTCATAATCACAGGGATTTTGAATGCGGAATCCCTCATATCTACCCTGGCGAGCGTTGTAAAAGTCAACTAGAGTCTCTACCTCTTGCTGGTTGAGCAGGAGCGAACCGAAATCGCCCCGAAATCTGTATTCGGTTGAGCGGGGTATACGTTGCTCTTCGCCAGCTCCGTTCTCAAGGATAATAGTGTTAAATTGATAATCAACCTGGATTTTACTCAGGATGGGTAGTTCCAGTCGCTTTTCTGTAAACATTTGCTAGCTGAAAGTCTCATTCCAAATATGCAAAAGCAAAGGTTCGAGGCGATTGCTTAGTCTGTTTAAGATTGTTATATATACCCCTAATAACAACCTTAAACAAAATTGCTGTAAGTCCCATGCCATAATCTTTGATTTGGGGTTGGTGGTTTACCTCTCTTGTTCTAAAGATACGAAAAAAAGCGATGACATCTATTGCCATCGCCTCTGAAAATCATGAAATATCAGGTTCTGTTATTAACTGACCATCGGGAGTCCGGCTAATTTAGTTACCCGATCAAAGGTACTCTGTTCGCTACTAGATAGATATTCCCTCAAAGGAGGCAAAGCATAGGGCGCTTGCATCATCAGCGTAGCGGAAGGCCGACTGATTTCGCTGAGTTCAGATGAATCAGAGAAATCAGTAACCTTGGCACTACCCCAAGCTTGCCTATTGTCTCCTCTCCTAATGAAAGCAAACACATCACTAGTGTTTTGACTAGCCCGAAAGAGGATATCGTGCAGAGCCTCATCATCTTTCTGGTTAATCATTTCCAAGCTGATACTCAGAGACACGTTTGTCTTGACTTCACTCTGCTGAAGCCCATCTGTCAGACTATAACGAGAAACAGTATCACTGGAGCTTTCTAGAGGAATTGAAGTGGGGCTAAGAATACTTAGCAGCCCCCAGGTGTCCACATCTCCAGTCGGTTCGTCACCACTGGGAACGGGTTCAACCGGAATAGGATCACCATCTGCCGTTGTAGCAGTGATAACAGTTTTCTCAGCTACAACAGCGGTATTAGTCCCATCGTTCAGAATATGACCTTTCCTTAAGGTAACAGTGGGAGAACCGCTAGAAGGACTGCTAATGTAACCATAAACTTCAATGGTGTCACCGTCTGAGTTGGTTTCAGCGTCCGTAGGAACGGAAAGAGTGAGAGTGTAAACAGTAGGCTCTTTCTGGCAATTAGGAAGTCTACCTAGCAGGATTAGTGAGCCTGCATTATAGACTTCATTGCAAGAATCTAGGGTGTTGTCTGTAATTAAATCGGCATACGTACTCATAGTAATCAATACTCCTAAAAGTGTCTTTTCTTCTAATTAAAATTTCTAATGGTTGGATACAAGTCTAGATAATCAAAAGTAAAGCGATATTGCGGATAACTACCTAGAATGTCATCTTGTGGTGTATATACACCCCTAGAACGCCAAAAGTATCTTTGTAACCTATCAACCCCAAAAGGTAACGTTGGCAATCCTTCCGTATCCCTCTGGATTAGGATGATGTTCCATTCCTGTTCCAAGTGTTTATAAGCTCCAACCCAAGTGGAGCGAACCGTATCACCTACCAGTGGTATAAAAACCTCTAAGCCTTGAACAGTGACAGAGTTTGGTGTATTACCCACAGCGATAGCAGACATCTCGTAACCGCTAGGATATTGATACGTACCCAGCAGGTTTTCACCCAGCTTATTTGAGCCTAGAATCGCCTCAATAGCGTTCCTAACATCTATCGCTTGAATGGGAGTACACTCAGGCATCGAAGCCCTCCTTAAAAACCTCTGCTAGTCTTCCTTCACGCGCCGCAATTTCTGTCCAGCGTCTAGCAGGAATACTATTTCCGTTTCTTAGCTGTGCACCTTCATGGACAATCACTGCTGGTGTTTCACCATTACCAGTCCAAGTGAATTGTGCATAATTATCGCCCTCTTCAATGGTGTACTCTTGAGAACGCTTAAGATTTCCAAGATCGACAATATTTCGGTAGCCACCAACCACTACCTCACCATTACTACGATGGGTTACACCAAATCCTGAACCCCAATCGCGAGGTTCTGAGATTACGTCCCGATTTGTCTGGTCATAAGCCTCAACAGCAGATTCAAATCCAGCTCGAATCTTACGCTTTAGCTCATCATAGTTCTGATTCTTGCTAGTTACTTTCATTCCGCTCTTCCTCCACTTGCAGGAACCCTGCAATAGCATCGCCAAAATAGCTCTCCAAACCTAGCCTCGAACGATTCTTGGGTAATAGATAGAATTTGCCCTTCATATGCCCTTGCCCCCCTTTATCGAGGGTTAAGTCGATAAACTTTCTAGTCTTGAACTCAGAGGGCAAATATCGAGGCTGTGAGGCTCTTCCTTCTAGGTATATGCTTGTCTCATCTACACCAGGCAAAGTGTCTTGTTTGGGTCTAGAGACTTCTTCTAAAGAAGCTTTTACCTCAGTCTTGGTTTTGCCAAAGATGGGCGCTCCTGTAACTGGATCGAAACCAGTTGGCTGATCTGAATCTGTAGTGTAGGTGAGTAAAGCGTTCTGCTGGAACATTAGAGTATGAAACTCCCCCTGTAGTAAACCATGAGGAAATCGTCAAGTCGCTGACCGTAGACAGTCGTGGTCAACTCGTGCCCTTCACCAGCCGTCGCAAAAGAGATGGAGTCGTTATTAGAAGAAACCTTCTTTACAACGCCTGATTCTCCCAAATTCCCTTTTTCCATCCGCTCATCTAGCTTCAAAAGGTGGGCAGTGTAAAGCTTAATTGCGTAATCGCGAGCCTCACCGAACAAGCCACTGAAGCTACGATTCTCTAGTTCAGCTTGCTCAAGAAAGCTAGTAATTTTGGCAGATTCCAAGTTGCTAAACTCGGAAAAGGTGGTTTGGAAAGAAGAAGCTGTAACCATTACTCTCCAGTGCTAGCGTTCTTTTTGGGACGACCAGGGGATTTTTTGGTGCTTTCTGGTTTTTCCACTTCAATGGTCTCCGTATTCTGTTTAGAAGTGTCCTGAGCAGGCTTCACCTCTTCGATAACGCGAGCCTCAGTGCGACTCTGGATTAAGTCAGAGAATTTTCTCTTGGCCTCTTTCCAACTCTCAACCTCAACATGGTTTTCCCCAGGGTTGAGCCAGACCTTATTGAAGCCTTCAGCACTTTGTCTTCCCATTAATTCTGGTCGATAGATAATCTTAGTCTTGGCCATGGTGATTCAATATCAAACTTTTAATTTCCGAAGTGTTTAGGATTGTTATGGGGACTCCCCTAGAACAACCCTAAACAGAATTGCTAGTTAGCTCTTGGTGGGAATATCGACATAGCGAGCCGCTTTGGGGTAGTTAAACCAGCAACCAGCGGTAAATTGAACCAGAACCACCTTAAACATTTGGTCGTGCTGAGTTTCTGGAAGCTGTTGGGCTTCCGTAATGCGACCTTGAACCACTTCTTCATTGAGCGGATAGAAGATCACGCGATCGCGTCCATTACCAGAAGCGGTTACACCAAACTGTTCTAGTTGAGCAGCTTTACACTCGGTGACAGGTTCAATCGCTTCAATATAAGGAGAATTCTTGAGGACATACTCCTTAATGGTGGTATCCGTGCCAGAAACAGACTTGGTGGTTAGTTGCGTATGGAGAGCAACAGGTACCAAAACCACGTTGGGACGTTCGGTTAACTGGCTCTCATCGGCGATGTCATCAGCTTCACTGATGAGGAAATCAGCAATCTCTTGAGCAGTCACACTAGAGTCGTTAATGAAGTCTGTAGATTCATTGCGCTGGGGTACATGACTGTTGGAATAAAAACCAGGAACATCTAGCCCAGGACTACCATAAGCCACCACTTGGTTAAGCTTCTCAGCAATTGCTCGGCGAGCAGAGTACATACGATAATTGGTGAGATTACCAGAGTGATAACCGTTACGACTTGCTTGCTGAGCGGAAAGTAACTCATTCCAAGAGTATTGGAAAGCGCTGGAGAGTTGGATGACCTTATACTTGTCTTCGCCAACTCCAGCATGCGCTAGAGGAACATCCGTAGCAGCACCAGCCGTTACAGCGGCATCTCCGTAAGTATCGACTGTTTCTTGAATAACCGAGCTAGCTCCAAGGGGGAGGTCGGTCATCAACCGAACATACCTACCATTTGCGAACGGTAGTGAAGAATAGCGACGGGTGAGAACTTCCGGAAGGTTATATTCTAGATGTCGCCTTAGAAACCCGCCAGCTTCTGCAAACGCATCTTGTTTAATTTGAGCCATGATATAGTCTTTCTCCTATAGGTTTAATTACACTAAGTTCAGTTCGAGGGGTACAATGTCACCAGCAGATGCAGATGCTAGGAAACTAGCAGAAGTAATCTGCGTAGCATTACTGCTATCTCCATCGGTACGGAAACGACCAATTTCGGTGTTACCGCCGTTGGCAGTATGCCGATAATAAACGTCATCGGCAGGAGTAACAGCTTCTTCTGGCACTACATAGACAACACCGCGACGCATATAAGGGAAACGACGCTTTTGTTCGTAGCCATCGTCACCATCAATAGACTCCTCATATAAGTCTTCTCGAATGGCAACACCGAAGATGGTTTCGGTAGCAGAGCTAGGCATTACAGCCTCGCCATCGTTGCTTCCGCGAACAACAACACGACCATAGGGAATAACCCTACTATCAGCATTGGTTGCGCTACGTAGAACAGGGGTTTCACTCTGAGCAACCTGCCCTTCGAAGCCTTTAGGAATGTATTTTGTATAATCGGTAAACGGCATAGATTAACTCCTTAATTATTTAGCCAGTTGAATTCTTCAGCGTAAGCCTCAGATTGAGCTTTTAAAGCCTCATCCATGCGATCTTCAGTACCTTCAGGTTTTTGGTTTTGTGCTTCCTGAGTAGCTGTATACAGCTCATCTACTTTACGCTGAGAATCATTACGGAATAGATCCTGGGTTTCCTTGAGAGTTGCGAAGCTAGAGCGGATTTGCTCATCACTCCAACTGTCTACTTTTTCACTGAGACCAGAATTAGCTAGGGCAGACTTGAAAATTTCCGTATCAGTCATCGTAGGATTGAACTCAGTCCCTTGCGGGAGTAGTTCTTCAGCTTCTTTGAAAGCGTCATAGCGAGCTTTGAACTGCTCCTCAAACTGCTTCGAGTCGAGGCGCTGGTTTAATTCCTCATTAGCTTTATTAAGCTGGGCTTTAACCGTATCCAGATTAGCTGTGGCTTCATCTAGTTGAGACTTTTGCTCTTTAGAGTCTGCTTTGAGTTGCTCAATTTCTTGATTTTTGGCATCCACCTTGGCAAGCATATCTTCGTACATTTCATATGCTTTAGAATCTTGTTTCTGAGCCTCTTGCATTTCAGCCATTTGACTCATCTTAGATTTCATTTCTTCAATGTATGCATGAGCCTTTTTCATGTCCTCATGCATTTTCATATAGCTGTCATAAACAGCATCCTCAACTTGATAATTGCTATTATTAATTTTTAGATCTTTCATACTTTCTTCCTTGTACTGGTTTTCACTACAATTGTTGTCAACATTTTTAAATGAATCAGCTTCATCCAATCGTACTGCTGAAGCTGTGTTCATTTCATCAAGTTTAAGACTAGTAACATCACCAGCACGGGCACGCTTCACCAATGCTATGTGATTACCCTTAATATTTTTCTGTATCCGGTCATATTGGTACTGCTTACCTTTTTCGCCTACTAAGCCTTCTTCATCGGTCCAAGTGCCAGAACTATCTTCTACTTCACAGAGATAACCATTAGAAAGTTGCTTGTGAGAAGTGGTTGCCGCTTCCACAGCATCCTTATGAGTAATAGTTAATTCTGCTTCTAATAGCCCATTTTCATACTCAACTTCACCAGATAAACCCTTGGAGTAATTCGCTGCATTCTCAGCGTTTACCAACATAGGTGGATGATTAAGGGTAATGGGTTGACGCTGAAAAGATTCAGCAGACTTCTTAACCTCTTCTGGTGGTCTAAACTCACGAATCGTTTCGCCATTTTGTTGGTATTCTTGCACGCCTATGCGCGCTATAATCCCCTCTGTCCGAATATAGCCGTTATCATCAACTTTCGGATTACTAGGAATTTCTACAAAATCTTGGCGATATTCATGAGTCATTTTGAGTTAACATACTCCCTCTTTCAGGTTAAATGTTTCTCGTAAGTATTAAGAAATCAGTAACAATTAATACAGATTGTTATGAATGATTAATATTTAACAAATGGTAGAAGAAAAAGAACTGAAAAGAAAGCAAGGAAACCTAATCAACTTCTATCGACGTATAAAAAGGTTAACCCAACAAGAGTTGGGCGATAAACTAGGATATTCTAATGGAGTTATTAGCGGTTACGAGCGCGGTAGAACATCTCCATCAAGCATTGAGATGGAGAAAATTGCAAATATTCTTGAACGTGATTTAAACGATTTTAAGGTGCTTTCTTAGCACCATTGAAGTAGGGAATTACCTAGAAAAACTCCTTTGGGTAAGGATATTAAGGAAATGAACAAATTAACAAAATCGATTTATCAAGCAGTGCGGTCACTTCAATTCTACACCGAAGCAGAGTTAAGCAAAGCCAACCGAGAATATCGAGCTGGTTATACTGAAAAAGGAATCCTATATGAGCAAAATGCTACTGCTTTAATTGAGATTTTGGACATGGTAATTACAAGGCGATTTCTAACCGCCTTGGAATTTACTCGTGTCGTTTCTGAGGTTCAAGGAGAAGCGTTCATCGTTCCCACAGATTTACAGGATTTATTGCTGTTCGCTAACGTTAGCAAGTTCAACTGCAAAGCCGAAATGACTGAAGAAGAGATGACTGGTTTGCTAATCCAAAGAGAGCACTGGATTAACAACCAATAATCAAAATTCAGCTTCGTAGTAATCTGTCGAAACTCCCCCACCACCAACAAAAAGCTTTTCCTCACGCTCTTGAGAAGCTTTGACAAGCAAAAGAGTGGAAATCGATAACAGAAAAACGCAGAAGGAAAAGGTAACAGCGACTAAAGAAATGATTAGAGCGATTTGCATGACTATTTTCAGAGTTTTCTCAAATATGCATGATTAGATTTACCTTTCAGATGAGACCCTAAAGAAAGAAATTTGAGCATAAAGGCTTGTTGAGCAGTGGTCAGGTAGCAATAGCCCTCTTCAGTAATTAGTTGCGCTGTAGCTCAATTTTGTAGGAATTCAATCAAACACCTTTTCCACCTCTTTAGCCAAAAGCTTACCTAACGGAAGGGAGACAGCATTGCCTGCCTGCTGATGCAAGTTGGCTTTCCTTATATCAGGTAGCTTATATTCCCAAAACCCTTGCAAGTTAAAAGTTTCTTTAGGCAGGAGTTTTCGGTAGTTTCCAGCATCCGTAACTATTACAGGAACATTATGCCCTCCACCGCCCATGTTGGCTGTTAGGCAAGGGGCGTAGCCGTTTTTATGGGTTCTAACATCAAGTCGCCCAAGTTGAAAAATCGCGTTATGATAGTCACCTTTATACTCATTGATAGCTTTTTTATACAACTCGTAATATTTCGTGAATTGTTGAGGAGTAAAATAGTCCTTGCTGTCTTCGCTTTCCTCTCCGAAATCAATACAGCTAGACAAAGGTGGCATTTTCTGATTCGGCAGTTGGGAGTTAAACTTAAACCATTTCAAAGGATCTCTGAAACCCACTATAAAAACCCTTTCTCTGTTCTGGGGTACACCGTAATTCTTAGAATTGCAACAGAGATAGGTTACATGAAAACCCAAGTTCTGAAGCGTTAACATTAGCCATTTGAAGGTTTCTCCCTTATTATGAGAGAGAAAGTTCTTCACATTCTCTAAACAGAAACCTTCTACATTAGGGTTATCAATTAGTTCTATAGTCTTAAATAGTGGTTTAGCCCTATCGTCCTTGAATCCCTTTCTTAACCCCGATATGGAGTAAGGCTGGCAATTAAAACCACCCACAATAAAGTTATGGTCGGGATATTTCTCGCGAGTTAGTATGTCATCACATACAACATTCACATGAGGATGATTGAGGCGATAGGTCTCAACCGTGTTAGGGTTGCTATCAATCGCCATAACCACGTTTTTGTAAGGAGAACACAACCCACCTATTCCAGAAAAGAGACTTAGAACCTTAAGCATAAAAATCTTGCTTATTTAACAAATAACCAAAATTATTTCTTAGTAATCCCCCGCAAATTAAAGCTCCTTGGGGGTAAAATTTCTTCTTAGAGTCAAATTCTTCTTTAGGAATTATACGGGAAATCTTGGCTGTACCCGCGGTTTTCTCTAAAAAGATTGGTTGAGAAGTATCGTATTCCATCTTTACAACAATATATCCGTCTACGTTCTCGTTAATTTGATAAGATTCAACGAGCAAATATTTTCCATATATGGGAATAGTTTTTATGCTTATTTTTTTATCATTAATGAGAAGATCCCAACCGCTATCTACAACACCGTAAGTGTAAATATCAAAATCTACTTCACCACCATATTTTTGTGCAACTAAAAACTCTCCTAACTTGCCGATGGCAATATCTCTGGCAGTTTTTTCCTTACTACGTTGAATACCTACTTGATTGGTACTCTCAGCCTTCTTTGAGCTGAATTCCTTAATTCGCTTAATTGCGTTAGTAGTGGTAAACATGAATACTTGAAATGCTGGTACATCTCAAATATTCAAGTTGTGGTGAACATGATTATTTGAGATGCGGGGTACATCCCAAATGTTGAAGCTTTTGTGATTTAGTTAAATAATCGCAAAAACTATGTTAATCCAATAGGATTCGCCTATATCATGAGCTTGACCTCTCCCCGCTTGAAAACACGGAAATCGTGAATGCTCCGATATGGCCTGGATAAGTTATTTAGTCCATACTGTTAGAGCAAATAGCAGGGTCAAAACTGCTCTAAGCACCTTGGCTAGAACTAGCCTAGCTGTATGCTTACTTTTACTTATTTATAAGTATATCACATAGTTTGTAAAAGGCAAGGTTCGAGGCGATTACTTTTTTGTTTAATCTTGTTATATAAGTCCCCTATAACAAGGTTAAACAAAATCGCCGTAAGTCCCACGCCATAGTTTTTGATCTGGTGTTGGTAGTTCACGAAGAGTTAGCTTCCTCTCGACTTCTATACCACCGAATGGAGCAACAACAGTTGGACAGACAACTACAACGAGTTGCAATGGGGACTACATCCTTGGCTGGAACTACACCTCTAGCGGCATAAGCTACGCATTCAGCGCAATGGGGAGAACAAGCACCTAAAAATCTCTGACCGAATTTATATCCGGCTTCTCTTTTAGCTGATTTCTGCGCTCTGGAGAAATGAATCCGAAAGGAGCCAGCATACATCTTTACTCTGGCTTTGGCTTCCCTCTTAGAGAGCTTTCCGTCCCGCAAGTCCTTGGCAAACTGTCTGAGTCTGGGATACTGATTGTCTTTCAGCTCTCTACCCACTTCCAAATAGTCTTCAACCTGCGTCCTATCCTTACCACCGCGACCTAAGATAGCTCCCTGGACTCCTAAGGTTTTTAAGCGCTTTGCATTATCTCTATGCCAATCTCGTAGGCTCAAGTCACCGTTGATTAAGTCGGTAATAGATTGATCCATATCTGTCTGTGCAGAGCGTACACGACCTTTTGTGAGGGCTAAAATGATTTTCCTGGATAATAGTCGCCCAGTCTTCTTGTCTCTGTAGCGAGCTAATTTGCTGTCCCAGGTGTATCCCTCTTCTCCGTAAGTATCTGTATAGTACCTTTCGAGGCGATCGCTTAGTTCCATATTTTGTTTAATGTTGTTATGGGGGACTTATATAACAATCCTAAACAGATTCACTCTGCTTCCAGAATGTCGCTGTACTTTTCGGGAGCACTTTCCTTCCAGTCTTCTATAGCCTCTCTTACATCTTGCTCAGTAATGTTGGCGATGTTGTCATATTCGCTTTGACTAAATATCTCGCCAGCTACCTTAATTTTCTCCTCAGGAGTTTGGATAGCACTGTCTTCCCGCTCATTTTGTTGCCAAGAGAGATTGAGAACTTCAGCTTCAAAGATTCCTTCTAGTTGCTCCTCATCAAAGCAGGCGAAATCCTCATTTGGGTAAAGGTTGCTCAAGAACTCAAATTGGTAGTTAGACATGGTTATCGCCAACGCTCCAATTCAATAGTGCTTAATTTGTTTAGAGTTGTTATATAAGTCCCCTATAACAAGGTTAAACAAATTGGCTGTAACTCCCATGCCATAATCTTTAATTTGGCGTGCGGATATAAGGCAAATGGCTAATATTGTGATATAATGAAGAAAAGCTCACACAAAATCTTCAGAGATTACGAAAACCAAGTAATCAAAGAAGTTAGTAATTTGGCTACAGTTTTCCGCCTCTGGAACGGAGGCGACTGCCAGTGGAGGCAATGTAAGACCGATCAGGAGATTTATGTCTTCTGTGATGGCAAATGCCGTTGAAACTGGAAGCCAACACCATAATCTTTGATTCGGTGTTGGTAGTTCACGGTACTCCTCAAGCGTCATTTGGAAAGAGGCGATACTTATCATTAATTTCCTTGCTTCTCCATCCATCCCCTGAACCCTCAACTTTTAATATCATGCCTGAGATGAGACAGCGGGTAGAAAAACTACGCCAACAACTGCAAAAGGCAGACTACACTTATTATGTCCTCGATAACCCCATCATGGAGGACGCCGTTTATGACCGACTCTATCGAGAGTTAGAAGAATTAGAGCAGAAGCATCCAGAACTTGTCACCCCTGATAGTCCTACCCAGCGCGTGGGAGGTGAACCTGCTCAAGAATTTCAGGAGATGCGACACAATATCCCGCTTTATAGTCTGGAGAATGCTTTTAGTCTAGAAGAATTGACTAAATGGCAGGAGCGT